TTAGTACGTTCGTAATTATAGCTTGTATGATTATAAACGTTCTAAACCATGCTACTTGATCGGAATACCTATCATCTCGGGCATCTGCCTTCTCTCCCAAGGCTCTTGCCCACATAATCCATAATCTTTTTCTCATTCTATTGCTATATCAGTATCATCTCTTACTTTTCCATATTCTATATATAAATCTGTCTTAAAATCCTTCATTACTTCATAAAATAATTGCTCTTTATAGACAGCTTCTTGTTCTAAATTATAAATTCTATCATCTAAGACAGAAACTATAGCAAAGGAATAGTAGAGATTCAGTAGTCCTACTATAGAGAACCATACCAATAAGCCATACAACCAATTTCTCTTTCTATTATCACTCATATAAATAATATAAGAACTTTTTGGTTAAGAAACAAGAAAAACGGAGAAAAAAATTCGGGAAAAATTCTCTATATAGGGGGTTTCTGTCCTACTTTAGAAATCTTAAGATCGATAGAAGATATTTTATCTCTATAGAAAGCACATAAGAGGTAATTCTCTTGAGCAATAGCCAAAGTCAATTTAGTTTCCCAGATTTCTCTTTCCTTAAGTTGCCTTTCTATATATTTTATCTTATATTCGTACATATACTCAGAATATACGAACTATTTATCAATATAGCAACATCTGAAATGAATAAATTAGACCCACATACTCTCTTCTCTATCTTCGAACAAGGAGACGAGGAGGTATATAAAGAGCACAAAGTAACTAACGTGCTCGACAATCCTTATGTTATAGTGGGTATGGTAACACGCTCGGTTCAGAACTACTACCTTATGGAGGCTATGTATGAACGTCATTATAAAGATGCTTTCAAGAAAGCTAAAGATGATATTAAGTATAAGTACTACACCAAAATGTACAATTACATCGAAAGATTAAAATTAGATAAATTTGAAGATGTATATTCTATCGGAGATGCATATGATTTAGAGGCTACTCTATATGCTTTTACTGATATATTAAAATACTTCGAAAAATTAGAACAATACGAAAGATGTTCTATTATTAAAAACGTACTGGATATTATCGAATCTAAAATGCTATCTAAAGAATTAAAGAAGATAATTCAATAAAAATCTCGGGCGAACTTCGCGCGTTTCGCGCGGCGGCCTAATCCGTTCTATTAAAACTTTTTAACTCAACCCCTTTTCTCATGCTAAATCTAGCCGTAAAGGTTCTATTAGTAATAATAGCAATATATTTGATAGGAACAACTAAAAGAGAAGATGAAAATACTTAGTGAATTAGTTGCTTTTCTGCATATTTTTTCTTATATTTATATTATAAATTAAAAAATAAAGGTTATGTATAATGTAAATTTTAACGATTATCTTAAAGCAGAGGTTATAGACTTCTTAGAAGCTAATCATCTTAAAGCTTGTGATGAGCATCTTAATAAAATAGTTGAAGACGTAAAGTTCGAATGGAATGAGATAGGCGATAATGAAGCTAATCTTAATGAAGTTATCGAGCATATAGTTAATGTTGAACTTTTAAAACTTTCTATCTAATGAGTACTTATCCAAGTTTATACGAAAAATTAAATAAAATAAATAAAACGCAACTTAAAGAAAGATCTCTTCTTTATCCTAACTTAGGTCAAAAAGTAGTAAGAATCTTAGAAAATAAAGATTTCGTTTCTGATCTTACTGTAGGAGAGTTAGCGGATATGAATGGTATGGTTACCTTAAATGGTGAATGGTTAACTTCATTAAATATTTATGAATACTTTGAAGCTAAAAAATAAGTTAATAAGCTTAGTTATATTAAGTACTCTTTTATTTAGCTGTACTAAAGAAGAACAAGCATTTATACCTCTATGTCCTGATGGAGAATGTGATGCTGAACTTATAATAAACTATCCTCAAGATGAAGAGGGTAATTATATAGTCGATTTAGACTGGGACGGGGAGTATTGGCCTCGATTTGACATCGAAGTATTAGTAGATGAAACTTCTCCAGAGTATCATTATAATGGAGAACCACATATCATTGCAGCCTTCGATACAGATAGTTATTGGATAATGGGCGACAGCCTTTCGGTTACGTTTCCTCTATATAAACCTTGGGTGGGGTTAGAAACTCAGTGGGGTGATCCTATACCTGTTGGTACTCAAACTATCTATCTTAATCAATTTGCAGGCCAAGTACTACCTCTCGTTCAAAAGAGTGAAATATATTTTAATGAAGGTTACTCTAAAAGAATAGTAGGTCCAGTACCTCCAGAATTTGAGAACGATACTATACAGATATGGATGAAAGTATGGTGGGATGGTGGAGTAACAGTAGAAGAGAAAACTTATTTAGAAAAATTTATTATAAAATAGTTGCCTTTCTGCTTTATTTTTATTATCTTCAATAATATATAATATATAAGTATTATTAATTATAATTTAATATATTAATTATTAATTATTATTAGTACTTAATATTGAATCTAATTAGTTATTAAAAAAAGGTAAACTATATGAGCTTAACAGCAGAACAAATACAAAAGAATTGGGAGAAACATCTTAAGATAGTTGATCATTACATTACGGATAGAAAGAATGACGTTAATACTATGCTTGAGGACCTGTCCGAAGGTTATGTAATGGCTCCTGCTAGTGGTAAATCTTGGTATCACAATGCTTTTGCAGGTGGATACGTTGATCACGTTAATAGAGTTGTTGAGTACTCAGTAAAACAGAAGAAATTATATCAAGAAATGGGAGGTACTATAGACTTTACAGATGAAGAGTTAGTATTCTCAGCTTTATTTCATGATTTAGGTAAAATAGGAGAAAAGAATAAAGAGTCTTATATACCTCAGACTGATAAGTGGAGGCAAGATAAGCTAAATGAGATGTATACTCCTAATACCGAATTAGAATTTATGTTAGTTCCCGACAGATCCCTGTTTACTTTGCAGGAATACGGGATAAAAACTACAAAAAACGAATATTTAGCAATAAAACTACATGATGGAGTGTTTGTAGACGGTAATAAACCTTACTTTTTTAGTAATACACCGCATTCAAGAATGAAAACCTCTATTGTAAACATATTGCATTGTGCAGACTTCCTAGCTTCTAAGGTTGAATACGATACTTGGCTAGCTTCAGGCGGTACTACTACACAAAAAACTACTAAAAGCAAATCCACTATGGGGAAAACAGTTAATTCTTCTAAAGGATTGCAGAATCTAATAAAAAAATTGTAAGATGACAGAATTTTTTACTGTAACTAACATAATTATTAGCTTTTTAGTTGCCATTTTGGTAATTTTTTTATATATTATAAGAAATCTTATGGTAAAAGTAGAGAAATACGAAGATGTAACCACAGATCAAACAGGTTATCTTCAAAATATCTCTAATATACTAAGAGATTCCCAAAAGCACCTTCAGTCCCTAGATGAGAAAGGGGTATTTCAGAGTGACGATGAGGTCGGTTATTTTTTTGAACAGATGAAAAAAGTACAAGACGAATTAGACCGTTACATGTTACCTGAAAATTATGGCGAGGAAAAAGAGCAAGAATAATTATTTTACAAAAGAAACAGAAGAGTACATTAAAAAGTATAATGTCTCTACAGATCATAAGTATAGAGCTAAGATTTTTACTGATCATATATACTTTCCTTTTTATAAATTAGCCGAAAACATTATTCACACGTTTAAGTTCTACTATACTGATGTAGAAAAGATAGAAGACCTTAAGCATGAAATAGTTTCTGTATTATTAGAAGAGAAGATTATGAAGTTTGATCCTGATAATGGAGCAAAAGCATACTCTTACTTTGGTACTATTGTTAAAAGATGGTTAATAAATTATAATAATAAAAACTTTAAAAAACTAAAACAGATAGGTTCTTTCGATGAAACCGAAAACTATCATACTCATAACCCAGATATAAGAGAAGAAGGTGCTATATCACTAGGAGAGTTTATAGATATATGGGTTGATGAAATGTATGAGCAGTTAGATGAACTATTTTCAAGAGATATAGAAAAACAAATAGCTGATGCAGTTCTTACCATATTTAAGACTAGACACGACTTAGATATTTTTAAGAAAAAAGCACTTTATATCTATATTCGAGAGATGACTGACTGTGAAACCCCTAAACTTACTAGAGTAATAGCTAAATTAAAAGAATGCTTTTACGAAAAGTATATGGACTTCAAAGAAGAAGGGTTAGTTTACAATAAACCTTTATAACCATATTTATAATAAAATATAAATTATGGCCTTAGATAAAGAAATATTCAAAGGTAAAACACTTTCTGATCTATTTTCTGAAATCCATGATAATTCTAGCAATACTAGAAGTCAAGTAAAAGGATTGATAGGAGAACTTAAGCCACTTATAGAAAATATAGGTGATGCTACTCTTATAGTTCCTATGATTAAAGAATATATGGAAATAGGAGTAAAGAATGATGAACATCTAATTAAACTAGCAACTATAGTTCAAAGATTAGAATCAGCTGCTGCTAAAGGTGGCGGTGAAGAGATGTTCGACCTCATGGAATTACAAGACCTATTAGAGGAACAGGAAGAAACTGCTAAAGAAGTAGACGACGTAAACAAAAAGGTAGACGAAGAATAAACATTTCTAAAATGTTAGGAGAAAAACCAGGAATTAAAGTAGGACTTGCCGAAGGAACAGGCGGTAGTGGAGGCTCTTCTAGTATTTACGGAAGAGTAGTAGACGTTATAACTGATGCTTTTCATCCTAAATATAAAGAGTACGGAGAATCTAATGCAATTAATGCGGTACTGTTTGTTGAATTAGGAGCAGGAGCTACAGAAGATACAGAAAATTCTTTAAAATTAGCTTATGACGGTCAACCTGATGTAAAAAAAGC